TTTTCAGAATGTAAAACAAGTGCTGAAAAGAAATTAGTAAAAAAACTTGGTATTCCAGATGATATTATTAATGAAAATAATGGAGTATTTTTAATTGATTATAAAGAATCCGGAGACAATTTTGAACGGTTAAGTAGTAAAAATCAACTTAAATTAACAAACCAATTAGAAGCTACAATTAGAAAAAGATTTAAATTTCTACATTTAGATGATACAGGTATTACTAAAAAAATAGAAGAAGGTATTTTTGATAATAAAGCAATTATTATTGATGAAGTTCATAATTTAACTAATCGTATGACAGGTGCTACAAAATCAGGACCCTTTTTCTACGATTTACTAATGAAATCTAAAAACTGTAAATTGATTTTTTTGTCTGGAACGCCAATCATTAATAAAGTATTCGAATTAACACGTATATATAATATTTTACGAGGATATATTCCAACAATTGTTTATAAATTGATTCCTGAATTTGGAAAGCAAATCCAATATTCTATTATTAAAAATAAATTAATTCAAGATATAAATGTAGACCAAGTTGTAGTAGATAAACTAAGGAAAACAATAAAAGTATCTAAAAATCCAGATAATTTTGTAAGAGATTCTTCTAAAAATGGATTGGTTAAAGACAGTTCTAAATCATCTGATATGAATACTTTCAAAGAAACAATTAATAAAATGATGGTTAATTTGAAATCAGTAGGTGGATTTAGTAAAATGACAGATACAATTGAAAATAATACTTGTCTTCCAGAAGATGAAAAAGAATTTCAAAAATTATTTTATAGTTATGAAACTAATAAAATTAAAAAAGTTGATGTTCTTAGAAAAAGAATTGTTGGATTAACATCATTCTATGAAAAGATTGATGAAAGCAAATTCCCAACTATTAAAGCAATTAATATTGTTCCAATGGAAATGAGTAGTTATCAGTTAGGAAAATATCAACCATATCGTTCTGTTGAAATAGAAAAACAAAAGAATCAGATGAAACGAAAAGGTGATGATGAAACATTAAAAAGTAGTTATCGTTTATATAGTCGTCTTCATTGCACTTTCGTATTTCCAGATGAGATTGGAAGTCCTTACGATAAAGATAATATGGAAACTTATGCTAAATTAGAAGAAATATTAGAAGAAAAAGAAGCGAAATATATTAAAGATGACGAAGATGTTAAAAGCATAAAAAAAAGTTTAAAAGAAGGTAAAACCAAATTTGATAAAGTTGAAAAATTAAGTAAAAAGTTTTTAGCAGCATTAGAAAAAGAATCTGATAAATATATGACTTTTGATTTGGATGATGAAAGTGATGGTAGTAGCGTTGATAGTAATAGTAATAATAAATTAGGAACATATTCACCTAAATACGTTCATATTATAAGAGATATAGTTAAAACAATTGGGTGTTGTTTTGTGTATAGTCAATTTATTGAAATGGTAGGTTTAAATACATTTGCGATTGCGTTAAAAGCAACTGGTCGTTTTGCTAAATTAGAGTTAAAAAAGATAGATGGTCAATATATGTTAGATATGTCTAATTACAAAGATGAATCAGAATTTAGAAATAAAATGAAATATATTTTTTATGCAGGTGAAACAAAGGGTGAATTAAAAGAAATATATCGTCAAATATATAACAGCGAATTTAGTCAATTACCACCAAATTGTAGATTACTTAAAAGACAGTTAGAAGAATTATATGGTGACGACCAGAATCTACACGGTCAAGTTATTAAAATCTTTTTAACAACTCGTTCAGGGGCGGAAGGTGTTGATTTAAAACATATCCGTAAAATTTATATTATGGAACCTTATTGGCAACCAGTATTAATTAAACAAATTATTGGTAGAGGTAAAAGATATGAATCACACGTTAGATTACCTGCAGAAGAAAGAAATGTAGAAATATTTATTTATATGGCGTCATTTTCAAGAGACCAAGTTAAAAATCATATTAGTGGTGTTATTAGAGGAGATGTTGGAAAATATAATGTATCTACTTATCAGAAAAAAGGGAAGCCAATTACATCAGATGAAAGTTTATATATTACATCTCAATACAAATTAGCAATGATAGAACAAGTAGAAAAAATTATGAAAGATAGTGCTTTTGATTGTACTTTAAATTATACAGATAATATCGAAAACGTAGATAATAAGAATATTGTATGTCTTGACTACGATTCGGTAAATAGAGATGATAGTAAATCATATTTATATGCACCAAATGTTGAAGATACAGTTGATATTGTTGAATATGACCAAGAAGATGCTATAAAAATTTCATATCAAAAAGTAGAAATACCAAAAAATAGCAAGAAATTTTATTGGAGACTTGCAGTTACTCCAATTGGTGAAAAGAATTATCTTTATTCTGGAGATAGAGACCCATCTAAAATGTCGCGTATGCCTAAACCAGTTGGTGAAATAATTGAAACAGATGGGAAGAAAAAGGTTCTCTTATTCAAGAAAAAATAAAATATTATTTATATGTAATTAGACATTTTATAGTAAAATGGATATTAATCTATTGTTTGAGCTTCGTCTAATTGATATAAAAAAATTTTTATATATTAAAACGCCGCCATTATTAGGAAATTATTTATATAATAATAAATATTCAGTATTTATTCATATTGAATCACCAGAATATTATATTAAAAGTTTATTATTAGATAATAATATTGAACCAAATAATTATAAAGAATATTATTTATTATGTAGAGATGTGAATTATTTAAAAAATAATTACTTGTATCCAAGAGATTACAATGATAATTTAAAAATTGATGGAGAAAAAATATTAGGATTAATATTAAAATCAACTATTGACGATAATAATAATACATTTTCAAAATTATCATTTACTAAAATTGGACTAAAACAAATGATTTATTATTATTCAGAAGATAATAAAATTAAATATAAAAATATAATTGAATCAATAAAAGAAAAAGAAGACTTACTATTTTTTTCTCTAAATACAATTGGTCATATTGAAATCGGATTAAGAAAATTTAAATCTATTAATACTGGTAGATTTAAAATAATTCAATTAGATGTAATATGATACCAAATGTGGATATGTTAAAGGATAGGACCTTTCTGGATATTGTAGCATATTAGGACATTCATATTGATTATTACAAGTATGATTAAATAAATTATTTGAACCTACCAAATATGTAGAATGAATAGGATATCTATCAATCGCACGATGATGACTTTGATATTGTGGATTTGTATAATGATAATTTCTTAATCTATTATATGAATCATTTTTGTTTTTGTAATAAACATATCTATAACCAGGAAAATTATGAAAACTTTCTTTAATATCTTTTCCATAATTTTTAATTATTAAAACAATTATAATTAATATAATTGAAACAACTAATATTTTTTCTATATATATTTGAGTCATTATTTTGAATTATTTCGTATAACTTAATAATAGTGAAGAATAATAATAAAAGTAATAATAAAAGTAATAATAAAAGTAATAATAAAAAATTATGAAAATAACTACATTACAATCAAATATATTATTATCTATTTACGGAATATTATTAATAATAATACTTTATATGTTAATTGATACTGTAGTAGAAAGTTTTCAAAATACCAATAATACCAATAATACCAATAATACCAATAATACCAATAATACCAATAATGTCAAAGAAATGATAGAAGCAGATATTGTTCGTAAAGATAAATTAAATAATGAAAATATTAATAGTAATAGTAATCAGAATAATAATGAAAATATTAATAGTAATAGTAATGTAATTGGTAATCAAATAAAAACTATATTACTAAAAGATGTAATTATATCAAAAGAAAGAATTGTAGATTTACCTTCTGTTGTTAAAATGGATGGTAATAGTAATCAAATGGGTAATATGCTTATTATAAGTGCTTTTAGAATTAATGCCAGAAAAGATGAGAATGCGTTTGAGAATTCTATTGGAGATATCGTAAGTCATATTGAAGATTTAATTGATAATAAAATGATAGATTTAGACATTGACGGAACTATATTAGATATGAAACACGATATTAAAATAAATAGAATTGAAAGATATGCTACAGTAAATGTAATGATTATAGTAGGTTTTTAAAATAATATTAAGTATTTTTTCATTTTTCATTTTTCATTTTTCATTTTTCATTTTTCATTTTTCATTTTTCATTTTTCATTTTTCATTTTTTCTAATAATATAGTAATATATGTCTAATTTATTAAGATGACTAAGTATCAAAAAACACTAAAAAACAAAAACAAAAATAATAATAATAATAATAATAATAATAAAAAAACGAAGAAATTAGATTATTGTGCTCCAAATATTAAAAGTAATGGGATATCTTGTTTTGATAGGAGTGCGATTAATAGATTAGTTAAAATATGGAATAAAAAACACGATATTAATCTTAATATTAAAATTGGTAAGAAAACAACAAATAAATTATGGAAAGAATTAAATAATAAAATGAAAGGTGAATATAAATGTAAGGACGGAGATGAATCGTGTTGGGTTAAACAAAGTTTTATCAAGAATAATTATGATAGAGAATTAACAGAAGAATTATCTAATTATTTAAAACCAATTATGCCAGAATCATGGAATTCCGAACCTAATAAATGGTTAAATACAATTAATATCGAAGATGTATTAGAACAATATGAAGATAAACATTCCGATTTCTTATTTGTAGGAGCAGTTCCAATTGATTTTGATGAAAAAATAGGTATGGGACAATGTGTATCTAATGAATTATGTAATATTAATTTAAAAAAATTATATAAAAAAGGAATCCGAAAAATAGGGGTGGTTTTTAATTTAGATAAACATAACCAAAGTGGTAGTCATTGGATTGCGCTTTATTGTAAATTAAATAAAAATAAAGGAGAGGTGAATTACTGGGATAGTTATGGTATTTCTCCACCACCAGAAGTAACACGATTAATGAATAATTTAAAAAATCAAGCATCTAAGATGAATATTAATTTGAAGAAAAATATTAATAAAGTTCGCCATCAATATAAAAATACAGAATGTGGTATATATTCAATTTATTTTATTGTTAGTCAATTGGAAGGAAAAACGTTTAAAGATGTTTCTGAAAATATAGTAAAAGACGAAGAAATATTTAAAAAAAGAAAGGAATTTTTTATTACGAACTAAAAAATTATATTATATTATATTATTTTCTATTTTTCTATTTTATTATTATTTAAGAGTTCATATAAAACTAATTAAAATGTATTCTTAATATAAATTGTAAATTTGTTATAAATAAGTTATAAATAAGTTATAAATAAGTTATAATAAAACAAAAAGATGGCAGACGAAAATGATGTTAGAGACCATTTCTTTTCAGGGAAAAATATGAACTTCACATATGGTATTATCCGTCAAGAAGTTAATAGCAAGTGTGGTTATGATATTGATAAAAGTCCTAAATTAAAAGAAGGTTTTGATAAAATGGCCCAAACAATTTATATTAAAACTGAAATTAATGAGAGAAATTTAACTATTTTAAATAGCAATTTAGTTCAACAATGTTCCAGTTATTTTACTAAATTGATTGATAAAAAGAAAGGTAAAAGTAGTAATGTTTCTGGTAATTCAATTAGCAATAGATTAGAAGATAGAAATATGTTAGAAAGAGGAGAAAATACAAGAACTAATGTTAGTAATGGTATGTCAATTGCTAATAAAAATGAAGATATTGCCAAAAATTTACAAAATTTAGAACAATTGCGTGCGATGGATTTAGCAGATTCGCGACCAACTCACCCAATTGAAACAGTCGATAGTAATAATTCTAATAGAGATATGGATTCAAGATATCAAAATATTATGGGTCAAAGAACAGACGCAATTAAAAAAGAAGAAAGAGGTAATACTACTGGTAGAGGAATGGCGGAAATATACGAACCAAATTCTTTATTTTCAATGGATATGGATTCTATGGATACATTATCTAATAATAGTTTGCCATTTACAATGTCTAATGAATTTATTAGTAATGGTAATGGTGGTGGTAATGGTGGTGGTGGTAATAATATTTATGACAATACAAATGATTTACTTGATAGAGATAGTAAAAACCCAATGGAATTTTTAGAAACATATCAACGAAATAGAGATGGTGAAATTCTTATTGAACAGGGATTGGGAGAAAACGCAACTCCAGATGCTATGAAAAAAATTATGAATACAAGACCTATGGATGATTTGTCATCGCGTAGAAATCAACAGTTAAAAGATAGTCGTATTGATTCAGTATCTGCAGACCCAAGAAAATTAATGTTACAAAATCAAGATATTACAAATAGAATGATTGATAATATGACTGCAAGTCAAGTTGGTAATAATGGAGCATTAGCAAATCCAAATTATAAAACAGAAAGTGATAAAACAATTAATAAAATGGTTGATTATCAAATTGAAAATGAACCTTCTTATATAGATAAAGTTCATTATATTAATATTAATAGTATTGATAGAAATTGGAAATCACAACAAGAAAGTCGTTATCAATTTAAAATTAATTTTAATCCATCAAGCACCCAAGAAAATGCTGGAGTAACTGCTATATTTAAAAATATTGTATCAGTTGAATTAATTAATGCAATGATGCCTTTAGACAGTTCTCCATTATTGTTTGATAATCGTATTTATTTAAGTACTCATCGCCATCCTTATTTACTTTTACAAATTGATGAGTTAGATGGTGTTTTTAGAAGCACAAATAGCGCAAGTGATAAAGTTTTCTCTCAAATGATTTTTGATAAAGAATTTAATACTGATGTATTATCAAGTGATTATATTGGAAGTGATGTTGCTCCAACTCCTGATACCAGATTTTCTTCACAATTCAAGCGTGGATATTTAAGATATATTCCAGCTTTCTTTGAAAAGAAAAATTATGGTAGTAATCCGATTGCTTCTTTAAACAGAATGACAATTAAAATTACAGATTTATATGGTAATTTAATTAATGAGGAAAATGATACATTAGAAGTTACTGCTATTACTGCCGTTACGGTTGGTGCTTTTGAATTAACAGCAACATTAGGATTTCCCGCTTCTAATGTTTCCGCTCACAAATATATTAGATTAACAACTGATAAATATTTTAATAATCGTTTGTTTAGAATTGGAGATACTATTCGATTTTCAAGTGTATCAAGCGATAATACTACTATGGACGATTTCTTAAATCGCGAGTCCGGACACGTAATTATAAATTTAACAGCAGAAACAAATACTGCTACCGGAAATAAAAGTTATATCAACCAAATTTATATCTCTCCACCTGGTAATTTAGATAGTTCTAACCAAACTATTGATGCTTCAACTTATATTGATGCTTCTACCGTAACATTTGAAACTTTTTCAAGTGTTGCTACTGGAACAACAATTGCTGCGTATGTTGTTAATCAATCATTACAAACTAATTTAATGATGAAGATTGTTACACGTGATGTAGATACATCTAATATTATAAAATCTCTTAATGTTTAAGATTTAATGTTTATTATTTTAATAAAATGATTAAATGATTAAATGATAAAATGTTTAGTTTTCTGTATTATTTGTTGTAGTTTTCTTTTTTTCAATTTTTTTCCTTAATTTCTTAGGTTTAGCAATGATACTATTATTACGGAATTTGGTAATATATTTATCCATATGTTCGTCTATTGAAGTCCATGACATTAAAACAAATTGACAACCTAAGTCCCATGCCCTTTGTGGGTCATAATTTTCTGTTAAAATATCACCTTCTTTGTGTGGAACAACAATTGTAATACCTCTTTTATTAAATGCTTGTGTTTGTCTGGCATCTGCTTCTTCTAATTCATTGTAATGCATTCTACGCATACCTTTCATTCCCCAACTATAATTAACAACTTCATCTAATTTAGAACCTTCAAAACCTTCGCTTGAAAATATACATACACGACCTTGTAATTCTGACATAGTAATATCTGCTATTTCACTTTGTTGATAGGAATATTTATTATCTAATAATCTATCTCTGAAATAATCAACTATGATATCACTAATAACATCTAAACAATGTAAATTATTATTTGTATGAAGATTAAGACTAATAAATATAGGGTCATCTGGATTAGGAACACCATTATCTCCATCTCCAACAACAAAAGCATTTTTATCTATTTCTTTAATACAATCTTCAAATAGAACCGTTCCAGCAGTCATTTTCCATTCACCAGTACGATAACCATTTGAAACAACTGGTAAAGCATCTTCTCCATATTCGCTATTAAATATATTGAATTCAATAAATCTACACCCCGATTTGAGAGTTTCTTTAACAATTTCCGGACTAACATAATCAAGCATTTGATAACCTACTAAAGCAGTATTATAAGAAGATGCTACATATGTATCTGATAGACGTAATTTTTGAACACCTTTATTCTCATATGGTATTGACTGGATTGTATTATAATTTTGATAAATTTTATGAGAATCTATTGCTTTATTAACTCTAAATGTTTTAGATAGGAAATAAAGAACAAGTAATAATATAAATACAATAAATCCCGCTACAACTAAAACAAATGCACTTGAACTTTGAGGTGTATTATTATTATTGCTAACACCACTATTGCTAACACCACTATTGCTAACTGTATTTATTTTACTATTATTTAAAGTTATATTATTTCCAGATGTGAATGTTGTATTGCTTGGATTCATTAAGGTATTGTATTTGTTTTTAATTCCATTACTGACATTGTTATATGTGTTTGTAACAGTTTCTTTAATATTATCCATTTTCTATTATTTATATATTATTATTGTGTTATTATTATTCTAAGAATATTCTAATATCTATTACATTAATCTTACAAAAAATATGATTAAAAAGAATCAAATAAAATTGGGAAAATTTGGAAAATTGTCATAATTGGGAAAATTTGGAAAATTTGGAAAATTGAGAAATGTTTATTGTTCTTTATTTTTCAATTCATTTATTTTTCAATTCATTCTTAGCAGCAAGTTTTGCTCTTAATCTATCACGTGTTGCTAAATTACGTGTTGCTTCTCTTACTCTATTTTGTTGTCCTCTATCTTGACCGGTTGTCTCTGCTGCTTGTCGGAGGTCTGCCGCGGATTGTTGCCCTCCCATTAAATTTTTCATCATATTTTCTAATCCACCTCCTGCTCCTCCTGTCATTTTACCAACTAAATTACTGGTAGTCTTCATTAATTCAGGTAATTTACCACTTGAAACTAATTTACTCATAACATCCATCATATTTGGATTTGGATCACTTGTATCTAATCCTATACTTTCTAAAGTTCTCGCAAATTCATTCATTGGATTGGAATCATTACTTGGATTAGTATCTGTATTATCTCCACTTTCTTCATTTTCATTAGAAGTATTGTCTCCTTCTGGAACAAGTCCTTGACCCATGCTTTCAACTGCTTCTTTCATTTTATCCATATCAAGACCCATCGTTTCCATTAAACCTTGGGGGTTAGATAACAGATCTGTTATACCCTTCATCATATCTCCTGCTCCACCAGAACCACCAGCACCTCCTAAACCGAACATACTTGCTAACTTAGTAGCATTACCTGCCATATCTAAAACACTTTCTAATCCAGAAACTTCGGGTTCATCATCACCGTCTCCCTGTTTCATTTCTACAGGAGATGGAGTATTAATAACACCACCAACTTGATTAAGAACATGGATAACTTCATCTTTGTTTGGAATTACTTTTCTTCCAAGAATTGTTAAAAGTTGTAGATATTTCCAGATTGCTTGCTTATTATTATCAGTTGATTCTGATGAATTCCAAATTTGATTGAAATCGACACCTTCTAACAACATTAAAACATTCTCTCCTGAAAACATAGACTCGTCTTTTTTACCAATATGAGTCAGATGATTATTTACTTTTGCAACAAAGAATTTTACATATACATCATTTTTCTTATCATTACCTTCTAATAGAGGTCTATAATTAGTTAATAGACCATCTTTGGTAAAAGGAAATTGTGCTAATAAATCATTTTCAAATTGAACTAAATAATAATTGAAATAATCAAGATATGTTTTATCCATAATATAATTGACTTTATATTTATATTTATATTTACCTTTCTCTAATTGATATTATTATAATATTAATAATATATTTATCATTTTGAAACTAATAATTATATTCTAATATAAACTGAAAATAATGGTCCGTTTTCACTACTAATCGCAGCAATCCAAGATATATATTTTTCTTTATTATCTTTCATCCATAATTGAAATTGTTTTCTAACTTTTTTATCAATATTAATATCTTTTGACAATTCCATTAAATTTTTAGAATAATCTTCTAATTTATATTTATCATCTAATATTAAATTGTATGCCATTGGAACACCATCAACTCTTTTTTGATAACTAAAATCTGATAAATTATTTGGATTAATATGTTTGATAAAATGCTTAGCATCATCATTAAATAATGTATTCAAATATTTTTTATATGAACTGTTAGATATGAAAGGAGTAATTGCTTTATAAATTCTTTCTGAATAAACTTTCTTGTGTTTTTCCATTGAATAGATATTTCTTGTTTTTTGTTGACAAATATATATTTTTTCAGTCATTGCCTGAGTATCAATTGCGTATATTATTTCACAACATTTCCAATTAAATTTTTTAAGTTTTTTAGTAGCATATTCCATTAACTGACTATTAACATCACAATAATCTATTAAACTTGAAAAATGTTTTTTGAGTAATTTTTGTGTTTTTTTATCTTCAGTATCAAATATAATTAAATACCTATATGGATTAAATTCGGTTTTTGATACTTTAACTGAGATTTCCTGTTTGACTGTAGAATCTATTAATTTCGCAAATTTCTTACCACCTTTGTAAATTGTTTGTGATGCGATTTTTAAAATATTATATGGATCTTCAAATTTATCTATTTTACTAATAGGTT